CAGCTTGTTCCACAGCTCGGTGCCTTCGCGCACGCCCTTGTTCGCCAGGTCTTGATTGAAGGCGGCCAGCGCCTGCTCGTTCGCGTTCAGGCCCAGCGCTGCCGTGTTGGCGTTGATGGCCTCGGTCTGCTTCGTGACCTCGGCCTCAACCTTCGCGTCACGCAGCTTCGCAGCCAGCGCGTCCACGGCGTCGGCCTGCATCACCAGCGCGATCTTCTGCTTCTCGCTCAGGTCTTTGAACTTGCCGGACTCGACCTGATAGCGGGCCTGCGCACCCTTCGCGCTGTCCACGGCATCGCCGTACTTCTGCCAGGTGGCGATCTGCTCTTGCAGCTTCGCCGCCTCTTGGCCCAGGCTGTCCAGCGCGTTGCCGTAGGGGTCGGCCCCGCCGCCGCTGCCCTTGCCATCGGTGGGCGCGCGGCTGGTGTAGCCGGCCAGCGAACGCTTCGGCGTCTCGGCGGCCTTCTTGGTGCCGCCCTCCATGGCCTTGAACTGCTTTTCCAGCGCATCGGTGAAGGGTGTCATGCTGGAAGACCAGCGCTCGTCCCAATCCTTGCCAGCCTTGTCCAGGTAGGCGTTGCGCTCGTCCAGCGTCTTGTTGAAGTCGGCCATGCCACCCTGCGACATCGCCGCGATCGGGTTCGCCAGCAGCTTCGCGCCGGCCATCGCCACCTTCAGGTCGTTGAAGACCACCTTGAACGACTGCGCCAGCTGGGCGATGCCCTTGCCGATCAGCGAAATGACGTCCAGCAGGGCGGCGCCAGCTCGGGCGCCCTCCATGAAAAACGACTTCAGGCTGCCGTCAGCGGCCAGGCCCTGCACGGCACCCTTCACGCCGTTCGTTTCATTGCCGGTGTCCACCAGCATCTTCACGAAAGCACTGGCGACGGGCAGCAGCTCGGTGCTGATGACCTTGTACAGGCTCTGCTTCGTGGCCTCCAGCTTGCGCAGGTTGCGGTCGTACTGGTCGGCCTGCTCTGCCTGCTCTGCCGTCACCTTCGACACGGTGCCGGACAGCTCCACGTAGTCGTTCAGGAACGGCAGCAGCTGCGCGCCATTCTTGCCGAAAATGTCCATGGCCACGGCCGTCTTGCCGGTGCCCGCCTCCACGCCGTCCAGCGCGGTGGCCACCTTCGCGAAGGTGTCGGCTGGATCCATCTGGCGCAGGTCTTTGATGGACAGGCCGATGGCGTCCAGCGCACGCGCGGCGCCCTTGGCGGTGTCGTCCTGGCCGGCCAGCGCCTTCGTCATCTTGATAACGCCAGCCTCGACCAGGCCGAACTCGTCGCCGGTGATCTTCGCGATTTGCACCAGCGCGCCGGTCTTCTCCACCGTGCTGCCGATCTTCTCGCTGGCGTCCTTGACCTTCAGCATGGACTCGACCACGCCGTCGAACTTCTCTTTCAGGACGGCCACCGACAGGCCGGCACCAAGCCCGGCCATTGCCAGCCCGGCGGCCTTCGCCAGACCGGGCAGCTTATCCACGTGGTTGTTCAGGCCGTTGACCGTCTCGGACAGCTTCTGCACCGCCGGCTGGCCCACCACCCCGGCGGTGATCTTGAAAGCGGCGTTGATGTCCATGTCAGTCCTTCATGGCCTCCAGCGCGGCCAGCTCCATCACCTGCAAGCCGTCGAATACCTCGGCCCGGTTCGGCACTCGTAGCATCCGCATGGCCGCCTCCACGGCCGTGTAATCCAGCCCGATGGCGCCACCCAGCCCGGCCACCCGCCACTGTGTCTGCACGCGCAGCCACATCATCACGGTCGGCCAGTTCTCGGGCAGCACGTCGAATTCCTCGGCGGCTCCATGTTCCTGAAGCTCGGCCACCACCTCGGGCGGTGCGCCGAACAACTCCAGGTCATTCAGGGCTTCGTCGTTCTTCGGCCTGCCACCGCGCGCCCAATGCGCGGCGCAGTCTTCTAGTTTTTTCGGGCAACCCCGGAATGCGCCTTGATGAAAGCCAGCACGATCGAAGCGGCCATGCTCGGCACGTTCAACAGCTGCTCCAGCGTGGTCGGGCTGAACGGCAGTTCCTGGCCTTCGTCGGTCACGCCGCGCCAGCCCACCATCACGTCCGCCACGAAGCCCGCATCGGTCACTTCGTTGCGCTCGATGGCCTCGCGCATCTCCTGCAGCCGGGTCTGGCTGACGCGCTTGAACTGCGCGTCGAAGGTCTGCTTCTCGAACTTGCCGCCGTCCACAGGCACCTGCACTTCGACAGGCCAGTAGAAGGTAGCGGATTGGTTCAGCTTGAACATGCGTTGTCTTTCTCGGTCAGGTGCAGACCAGGGTGTATTCGTCGTTGCCAGCAGTGCCTGGGATCAGGTTCAGGCCCATCTGCAGCATCTGGATGCCGTCCATTTCGCTGTAGGTCGGCTTCGTCAGCTGGACGTTCGGCGCGTTGAACTGCACCTTGCTGCCAGCCACGGTGCCGTGCGTGATCGACAGCGCGCCCAGCGTGGCGTTCTTGGCGATCGTCCACCAGTCCTTCTGCGCGACGGTGGTGGCCTCGATGGTGATGCTGCCCTGCGGCTCGCGGTCGGTCAGCAGCACAGCCTCGGCGCCACCCACCAGGGTGCGGTGCACGATCACGCCGGACATATCCATCGACAGCTCGGACATCACGGCCGCAAAGCTGTGCAGGGTGAACGGCGTGGTGTTCACGTTGCTGACCGTCAGCGGGGTCTTGAACGCGGTGTAGGTCGGGGTCGGCGCGGCGCCATCGGCCACGGTGTTGTAGATCCCGGTGAAGCTGAACTTCAGCGTCGGGATGTCCTTCACCTTCATGCCCAGTGACCAGGTGCCACGGGCGCCGGTCAGCTTGTGCAGCACGCCGTCGACGTTGAAATACAGGGTGGCCGATTCAAAAGCGGCACTGATCGGCGCGTAGGTCACGCTGGTGCTGGCCACGATCGTCTCGCTGTGGGCGCAGGCGCGCATCAGCGTGCCCCATGCGGGCGCGGTGCCGGCGGCGCCGCTGGCCTGCAGCTCGACCTCGAATTCCAGCATGGCGCGAATACCGGCGGGCAGCTGCTCGCTGCGGCCCAGGTACGGGCGCACCAGGTCACGGTCCACGAAGTCCGCATCCTGCGGGGTCAGCGTGGCATTGCGCACCAGGATGGCATTGGCCGCGCCGGTAGGCGTCGGGTCGGTGCCATAGGTGGTTTCGATCTTTGCGAGGATCACTCGCTTGCGGCCCAGCAAAGGCATGGCTCAGTCCTCCGCAGCCTGCTCGGCCGGCGTCGTGGTTTCAGGTTCCTCGGTGCGCTCGATCAGCGTGCGCTTGCCGGTGGCCGGGTCCAGCATGTAGCTGCCGCCCTGGCCCGCGAATTCGTCGTGCGTGGTTTCGCTCATGGTGTCGGGATTGTAGAAGTTGAGGGTGTCGCAGGGCTCGGTGGCGGTGCGACTTTCAGCTGGTCAGCGACGTGCGCGTGGCCCGCCGGTACCAGAGCGTGAAGCGCTGGCGCACCATCAGCGCGGTGCGGTCGGCTTCATCGAAGTCCCAGCTGGTCGCGCCCTCGGTGATGTCCAGCACCAGGCCGCCGAAGTTGGACGACATGAGCGCCGCGTGCACGGCCTCCACGATCGGGTCGGCCAGCGTGTCGGGCTGGGTGCCTCGGTGGTACACGCCCACCTCGATCTCCAGCCGCGCGTCCACCGGCCCGGTGCCGTTCTCGGTCGGTGCCTCGGTGTCGGCCGTCAGGTTGATCGAAGGCGCCTCGGTGCCGCTGTACTTGTCGGCCCGGCTGCGGTCGACGTTCTTGATGCCCAGCCCCGGCTGGCCGGTCTTGATGGCGTCCAGCACCGTCTTCGCGGCCACCAGGATCTGCTCGCGCTTCGTCGTCATGTGCCCAGCACCAGGCGCTTCATCGCGCCGTCAGCGATCGGCCGAACCTCGCGCACGGTGAACGTGCCTTGGCCGGTGATGATGATGACCGCATCGCGGGCGATGGCCGGCCACACGTTGGCCGGAAGCGTCACGCTGAAGTCGGTGCCGACCACCTGGCCGGACAACACGTCTTCAGCGGGCGCGTCATAGATGACGTTCGCGGGCTGGCCGCCCCACGTCGCCACGGTGGCAAAGCCGCCGGTGGGGTCGAAGAACACGGCCAGGTTTTCCGCGAACGGCATGGTCAGGCGTCAGCCTTCTTGCTGGTCTTCTTCACTTCCTCGACCAGCTCGGTGGCTGCACCGGCCGACACCAAGGCGGCGCCCTGCGTGTCGTCCAGCTCCAGCGTGTCACCTTCGGCGCGCACCTTGCCGTCGTGTTCGACGGAGCTATTCAGGATGACCTTCATAGCCCCTCCGATCAGGCGACGGCGTTGGTGATCAGGTAGCCGGCGCTGGCCGCGGCGATCACCGGGGCTTCAGCGCGGGTCACCGGGAACAGCCACGACTTCGTGTTGCGGTCGTAGTAGGGCTGCTCGGCCAGCGGGTAGCCGCCCAGGTTGTAGGTGTAGCCGTAGGACGGCGTACCCATCGAAGCCAGGCTGCCCAGCTCGGTGTAGGCCAGCACCACGTCCTTGCCCCACACGTCAGTGAAGGCGGTGCCGGCGTCGTTGGAGAAGATCGACTCGCCGACCAGCACCTGATCCACGCCGAACAGCGATGCCAGGATTTCCACCGTGGCGATGTCGCGGCCGGTGTACTTCATGCGCTCCACGATCACCGGGTGCGCGCGCAGCTTCGCCAGAGTTTGCGGACCCATGATCATCACGTTCGGGCGCTTGCCGGTCTGCTGGCGAATGGCTTCCTTCGCCGTCTCGATGGACGTGATCGGGTTGCTGGTGCCGCTGTAGTCCGACCACTGCGAGGTGCCCGACAGGGTGATCTTGTTGCTGCCGCCGTAGTTCGCGGCGTTGCGTGCCAGGTCGGCCTGAGCCTTCTCCAGACGCAGCGCCATGATGGCCTGCACCTTGTTGATGGTCAGGCTGGCCATGTCGATGCTGAAGCCGTTTTCGGTCGCGCCGGCTTCCTGCTGGATTTCGATCGGCAGCTGGCCTTCCAGGCTGTAATCGACCAGCGCGAAGGTGCCGGCAGAGTAGCCGAAAGCCACGCGCTTGGTGTTCTCGCCGGGCGCACGCTGGCTGGCGTACTGCATGAAGTCTTCGCGGCCGAAGGTGATGATGTTGCCGGCGCGCAGGCCCACCGAAACGGTGGGGAACAGCTTGCTGCCAACAAAGTCCAGCTGTTTGTAGCCCTGGGCAATCTGGGTCAGGACCGGGTTGATGACGCGGGCCTGGGAAGGGGTCAATTGAGGCATTCTTGCTTCTCCTTGGGCTTGCGCCGGATCAGTTCGGGAGGATCAGGACTTCGATCTGGTCGCCAGCAGCTGCAGCAGCAGTCAGGGCGCGGCCAATCGAAACACCTGCGGAACGGGTGACCACCTGGGTGACCGTCGTGTGCACTTCCACCAAGGCGCCCAGCGCGATGGCTGCGCCAGCGACGGCGATGGTCGTACCTTCAACCGTCACCGGCACGCGCTCACCGCTGGCTGCGGCCTGACGGGCAAAGCCCACGGCGTTGCCGGCGGCGGTGGCCGGTGCACCGGTGGCTTGCACCGGCTGGAACTGCGCAATGGCAGCGGTGGCCGTCAGGCCGATGGTCAGGATGTCAACACCAGTTGCAGCCATGATCAGGCCTCCATTTCAGTGACGGCACGCACAGCGGCCAGGTAAGACACGCCCTTGTTGGCGGCCATGTATTCGCGGGCGGCCTTGTCCAGCGCCTGCGGGTTCTGCATCAGGTCGCCCTTGGTGGCGGCCTTCTGCTCGACTTCGGCGGTGGCCTCGGTCTTGACGGGCGGCGGGGCGTCAGCCAGGCGCGCGGTGGCGGCGGCTTGGCGGCTGCCACGCTCGGCGGCCAGCACAGCCATTGCGGCCTCGGCACCGGTGGTCTTGCCGTCAGCGGCCAGCTGCTCGATCAGGGCTTCGTGGCCCGGGATCAGCTGCTCGCGCACGGCGGCGATGCGGGACTGCTCGGCGGTTGCGCCGGCAGCAAGGATCAGCGCATGCGCTGCGGGGTTCTCGGCCTTGAACTTGTCGGCCAGTTCTTGCGGGGTCATGTGTACCTCGGCGGGTTGGGGTTGGGTTGCGACGGGCAGCACCGGCTCGTCCAGGGCTTGCGGGTCTTCCAGCTCAGCAGCAGCACCGGCTGCTGGCAGGGCACCCAGCGCGAACACAGCCTTGCGGCGGTTCGCGAATTTCTCGGGGTTGGTCGCCAGGCGCTCGACCAGCGTGTCCACGGTCGCGATGCCGTCGATCAGGCCGGCGGCCTTCGCCTGGCTGCCGATGAACACGCGGCCGTCCGCCATGTTCGCCAGCACGTCCTCGACGGACACGCGGCGGTTCTCGGCCACAGTCTCGGCGAACACAGAATACAGGTGATCCACCTGGCCCTGCAGGTAGGCGCGGCCCTCGGCGTCCAGCGGCTTGCTGTCGGTGGCCATGCGCTTGTAC